TACAGCTTGCAAACGGTGCTTTATATGACGAGGATCACAACGTCCATGAAATACATAACTGCAAAATTGAAGCCTTTATGGAGCTGATCGAATCCCTTCAGGGCAAACCTGCATTAGTCTTTTACAATTATCAGCATGACAGGGACAGGATATTAAAAGCCTTAAAGGATTCCGGATTAAGGGTGAGGGAACTTAAGACCACGCAGGATGAGGACGACTGGAACAACCGAGAAATTGATATCCTGCTAACACACCCCGCCAGCAGCGCTTACGGCCTAAACCTTCAGCAAGGCGGAAACCATGTGATCTGGTTTGGTCTTAACTGGAATTACGAACTGTACACCCAGGCAAATAAAAGGCTACATCGCCAGGGACAAAAAGAAAAGGTAATTATACACCACTTGGTATGCAGTGGAACCCGGGACGAGGATGTCATGCAGGCTCTTGATCGAAAGGACGATGTTCAGAACTGGGTTATGGAGAGCTTGAAAGCCAGGATAAGGAGGATAAAAGATGGCAGATCAGAATGAAATGGATAAAATCGTCACTCCTATGATAGAGCATGTATGTGATCACCTGTGCCGGTTTCCTTTGGAGATCGAACGCAAGGAGGATCTGGAGGATATTTGTGCCGAGTGCAAGATGGATCAATATACAAACCTTATTCTGAATACATATGATCGTGTGAGTGATCCAGAGAAAAACATATTGCATAGAAAGGCTGCACGCGAGAACATGGTGGCTGACTGGAAGTGGCATTTGACGGAACGGTTTAGCCGGGTGAATTAGAATTTCCCAGAGGAGGGGATACATTGAGAAAATCATCAAAAGACTGCAGAGCAGACAGAGCCAGCGTAAACAGTCGAATACAGGCTGAGGCGGATGCAGCTATAAAGGCACCGCCGGTAATGAGTTTTAGTGCGCAGATGCCAGCTTATGCATATACAAGCCTATGTCCGGATCCGAAGCGTAGGAAAACGCTAAGGAAGAAGGTGCAGCATGAAGCTTGAAGAAAAACAGATAGTCACTGTCCAGGTTTATCCAGGGAGGAAGTTTGGGACCATGATCGGAAGTAATGACGGCTTGATCGGGATCCTGTTAAACAGTGGTGAGTACATAGACATTCCCCAGGAGCGGGTGAGAATTGTATCGGTGGAGGTGGAGAAAGATGGAAAAGACAAGGTTTAGTGTTATCCGGAAGAGGTGTCCGTACTGCGGGAAGACTTATCCCTCTTATTCGAAAAGGACAAGCTGCAGCTGCAAGGATCACGGGAGATTGTTTGCGGTAGGAAGTTTGTACCAGCCGAAGAAGGGAGGCGGCGTAGTTGACACCTGAAATAGTATTTGCGGTATATGATAAAGGCAATCTGATAGGTGAGCATACTTCTAAGGAGTGGGAGAAACTGCTTTCTATTCCCCGGCAGGCCATAAGAGATTACGCCCGTGAGGGAAGAATCTACGGAAAACGGTATAAATTCAAGATAGTGGGAACGATTACAACCGAGAAGCCAGAGTCCGAGCAGAAAGATCCAGGCATTACAATGCGTGAACTGGCAGAGTTTAAGCGGTCTGTGAAAGTAGGGGACAAGTTCACTTACAAGAGTTACAGGAAAGACTTCGTCCGTGGAGTACGGATTGATTTGGAAAAGATGATTGTGGTCAGGAAGTTTCCTCACCTCGTTCAGGTGGCAAGTATTGTAGATCCGAGGAAGACTGCAACCATAACTTATGTAGAGCTGTATAAGCAGAAAAAGAACAGAACAAAGAAGAAATTGACAGCAGGGAGGTGATTGTTTGGAGAAAGAAGCAGCGGAGTTATTAGTCAGAACGGCAGCACTGGAAGCTGTCAGGGAGTTTGAGAAGTCCCAGAAGAAAAATAGAAAGGTCAAAGTGTTCCAGAATGCCAAGAAGCTTATGGAGAACTATAACCGGATATGCAAGAGTGTCCAGCAAGGTGTTTCAGAGCTGTCAGATGTGGACGACGGAGAAGAACTGGAGGAGTTATCAGCAGAGGATATTTACATAAACAGCATCATAAAAAGCAAACTGCGGAGCATTGTCATGATCGCGCATATTGATAAGTGCCTGGGTCTTCTCGAAGAAGAGATGATCAGGAAGGAGACCCCATGGAAGTATGAGGCTTTCAAGTGTTACTATCTTGTCGGAATGACTTATGAGAGTATCGCAGAGACTTTAGATAGTTGCGTGGATAGGACTGTTAGGCGATGGGTTTCCGAGTTGACGGTGATTTTAAGCATATATCTGTTTGGGGCGGATGCCATTGTATTGGATTAAGGGACTTGACAAAGAGTGTCCGAAGCGTGTCCTTGCGATATCCATATAGCGGATTTATAATTGTAATATCCAAAATTGTATAAATTTGGTAATCCCCCTACGGTTGCCGGGTGTAACAGCCCGGTGACTGATTCAACAAATAGGTTTCAGCGTGCATGGGAAGCTGAATTAAAAGTGGTCAATCTGATAAGGGTATCAGGGTGTAAAACAGCCTATAAAGATTCATAATTACTTATTCTCCTAAGAAACACCTGTCTTGGTAAAGCCTTGATGGGTGTTCTCTTTTGCAACCAACTTTTATGATACAAATATGATAAACTAATCTTGTATAATCTGTAGCCTAAAGGTTAATAATGAAAAGGTGTGTAAAAAATGTGTATTCCTATTGACAAATACACAAAAAATGTGTATAATATAATTGTAAGGAGGATACACATGAAACAAAGAGACCTAATTAAGAAGCTTGAAGAAGCGGGGTTTCGTTTCAAGGAACATGGTGGCAACCACGATACTTATAAACGGGGAAGCGATACAGAGCAGGTTCCAAGGCACACAGAAATAAACGAAATCACAGCAAAGAGGATACTAAAAAAATGGGGATTGAAATAATCCCCAGTATCTCTTTTCTGTTTATCATAAAGGAGGGAGAACTAATGAAACAGGCTTATCCTACATTTATAGCTTTACATGGATCAGATTATTTAGTATATGTTCCAGATCTGGATATATATACAGAGGGACGAAGCGTTACAGATGCAATTGATATGGCTCGAGATGCTATTGGACTAAAAGGAATTGATTTAGAAGATGATGGAAGAGTAATACCTGAACCATCTGATTATCAGGATGTAATCTCAAAAGCAAAAGAGGATACAGAAGACTTTGACTATACCAGCGGAATATTAACAATGGTTGATGTGGATTTTGCAGAGTATAGGAGAAAAATGGATAATAGAATGGTGAGGAGAAATGTAACGTTACCGAACTGGTTGAACGTGGAGGCAGAGAGAATGGATTTGAATGTTTCCAAGGTATTGCAGGAAGCATTATTATCAAGAGTAAAACAGTAGTTTTATTTTTTTTTCACACTCAAATAAGTATGTATTAAAACTAAGCGAACACATGTACAAAAAGAGGCGGCTCAACCCCGTCTCTTTTTGGTTATAAAAATTAGCCAGATTGGAAGGTGAGGTGAGACTGATGGCATTAACCAAGAAACAAAAACTATTTATCGAGGAATACTTAATTGATCTTAATGCCACACAGGCAGCCATAAGAGCAGGATATTCTTCTGATACGGCAAAAGAGATAGGTTGTGAGAACTTAACAAAACCTAACATTCGCACGCATATTGACAAAGCTCTTGCAGAGAGATCCCGGCGAACTGGTGTAACAGCTGATCGGGTGGTTCAGGAGCTTGCAAAGATTGCTTTTATCAATGCCACCGATGTCATTGATCCCAAGACCGCAACTGTCAAAGAAGATGCCCTTCCGGAAGATACGGCGGCGATTCTTTCTGTGAAGGTTAAAACCTTTGGAGAAGACGGACTTGAACGAGAAATCAAGATGGCTGATAAGATTAAGGCTCTGGAGCTCCTTGGCAAGCACATGGGCATGTTCAAGGAAAAGGTGGACGTAAATATTCAGACTTCCGAGAAACTTGATGATATCATGTCTCAGATGGGCGGTGAGGGGCTTGAAGAGTAGCAGCTTCCCTTTATCCCAGAAATACCTTGATTTCATAAACTCGGTAGACAGAGTGGATGCAGACTTTCTTGAGGGAACTACAGCAAGTGGAAAAACTACGGTAGGAGCTGGCGTTAAGTTCATGCGAATGGTCAGCCGGAGCAGTAAGAAGCTGCATATCATTGCATCAAAGACAACCGGTACTGCCGAGAAGAATGTCATTCAGCAGGATAATGGGATCCTGGATATCCACCCCAATGCCAGGTATTATGGGAACGGGGATAAAGATTATAAAATCCCGCACATTGTGTTTGAGGGAAAGATCATATTTGTTCTGGGCTATGACAACCGGGATAAATGGGAGCTGGTCCTTGGTTCTCAGTTTGGCTGCGTATACATTGATGAGATCAACACTGCCAATATTGATTTTGTCAGAGAGATTTCCACCAGAAATGATTATCTCATGGCAACGCTTAACCCGGACGATCCAAACCTCCCCATCTACAAAGAATTTATAAACCGCTCCCGGCCATACAAAAAGTATGCTGCAGATGTGCCGGCAGAGATCATGGCAGAGCTTACAGAAGCGCCAGTACCCAAGTGGAGGTACTGGTTTTTCACATTCAGGGATAACCTTTCCCTGACAGAAGAAGCTATTGAGAAGAAGATCCGATCAGCTCCACCAGGAACAAAGCTTTATAAGAACAAGATCCAGGGCTTACGAGGTAAGGCGACCGGCTTGATCTTCCCGAACTTTGACCGGAAAAAGCATGTGGTCAGTAAGGCCTGGGTGAAACAGCAGATTGATTCTGGAAAGATAAAGGTTAAAAAGTTCTCAGCTGCCCTGGACACCTCTTATTCCAGTAAAAGCCCGGATACCATTGCAATGATCTATCAGTTGATTACTATGGATCGGAAGGTGATCGTCCTTGATGAAAAGGTATACAGCAATGCGGATCTGTCAGTACCTCTGGCTCCTTCAGACACAGTGATAAAGTTCATGGATTTTCTGGAAAGAAACCGGAAGGAGTGGGGGCTTGCAAAAGATGTATTCATAGACTGCGCGGATCAGGCAACGATAACGGAACTTAAGAAGTATAAGAGGCTTAAAGGCTGCCTGTATAACTTCCATGATTCCTACAAAAAGGTTGAGATTCTGGACCGTATTAACTTCATGCTTGGCTGGATCACACAGGGCTGTTATCTGGTTGTAGAAACCTGCATAGAACACATGGGAGAGTTGGATCGCTATTCATGGAAAGAGGATAAGGATGAACCAGAAGACCGTAACGATCACACAATCAATGCCAGTCAGTATGGGTGGATTCCGTACAGGAATTTAATAGGATTTGAGGAGATAGAGATGAAATGATGGAAATAGGGAGGTGAGAAGAATGCATAAATTGACTATGGATTCTAAGGAAAGTATTTTCCTTGATGGTAAAAAGTTGGATTGTGTAAAAGAGTATGAATTAAAACACTCCGCCGGACAGCCAGCGGAGTTGAAAGTTACACTCGAGGTCACTGTAAACCAAGCTGTTTCTGAATTAGAGAAGAAATGACGCCAGTTGCTATTTCGGCTAATGCATTTAAAGAGGTTGAACCGACTTTTTTAGAAATTTCTTTAGTTTTAGCCCAATTGGAATCTTCACGAATATCTGACAGGAAAGAGTGCGCTTTTGGCATTAAGTCAATTACCATACAACTGGGATCCATATACCAAGAGACATTGTATAGATAACCATTTAATTCACATTGCTTTATGTGATAAAAAACCTCTTCTGGTTCATATTTTAGAAGACGTTCTGTTATTTTGCCTCTTGTCGGCTCATATTCGAATGGCTTGCCAAAAGATGTTTCTGATTCAATATCAAATAAAATATCTCTTATGCACTCAGGATTAAGTTTCATATTACAGCTTCTCCTTTCTTATGTACTTAGCTCTGGCAGGAGCTTGTAAGTACAGTATAGGAGAATTGGAAGAAAATAGCAATTAAGGAGGCAAGAAATGAGGTGGGTAACAGCATTGAGTGACAATATAAAACGGGGAATCCGCAGCTGGCTTCAGATCCAGCCATCAAGTCCGTACAGTATCCAGATTCAGGAAACAATAGACTTCGAACTAAATGCAATCCGCAACCGTATCTGGTACCGGGGTGATGGCAACGAACTGGAACAGCTCTATCATAGCGTGAATGAATACGCCGATAAGCATAAATTTTGGGCTTCCAGATGCACGCCAGGAATGGAAATGAGAAAGATTCATACCGGTCTGCCGGGGCTAATCGTTCGCATTCTTTCCAGCATAGTCTTGTCAGATATGAACAATTTTGAGTTTACAATACCGGCGCAGGAGGGGATATGGAAAGAGATCGAAAAGGAAAATAAGTTCCGGAAGGCGCTGGAAAGGTCCCTGAAAGAAGTTTTGTATATCGGTGATGGAGCTTATAAAGTTACGATCGACACCGATTTAAGTCAGTATCCAATTCTGGAATGGTATCCAGGGGAGCGGATCGAGGTCGTAGAAGAACATGGCCGTTTGAAAGAAGTGGTATTTAAAACACCTTATTTGGATCAAAGACAGCAGTATGTTTTGTATGAGCATTATGGCAAAGGCTACATAAAAAGTGAACTGTATCGCGGAGATACCCAGGTGGATATTAAAACCTTTGAAGCTACTAAGAATATCTCAGATTGGGCATTTGATAAATCAGTCATACTGGCAGTTCCCTTGAAAGTATATGAGAGTACAAAGTGGGAAGGTCGCGGAGGATCTATTTTTGATGGAAAGTTAGACAGCTTCGATGCCTTTGACGAAGCCTGGAGCCAATGGATGGACGCACTTCGGGCAGGTAGGGCTAGAACATTCATACCGGAATCTTACATACCCAAGGATCCTGCGACTGGGATGCTATTAAATCCAAATCCCTTTGATAATCGTTTTATAGCTGGTGATGATAATATGGGCGAGGACGGAAAGAACGCTATCAACACCGAACAGCCGTCTATCCCTCATGAAAGTTACCTCGCCAGCTATGTGACTGCTCTGGACCTCTGCCTGCAGGGGATCATTTCACCCAGCACTCTTGGCATTGATGTGAAGAAGCTGGACAACGCGGAAGCGCAGAGAGAGAAAGAAAAAGCTACACTTTACACCAGAAATGCTGTTGTAGAAGCTTTACAGGAGACTCTTCCTGATATTGTGTCAGCATGTATCAATGCGTATCATATCCTATTCAAACAGCCAGTGGAAGAGGTGAAGGTAGAAATCCCTTTCGGAGAGTACGCGAACCCGTCCTTTGAAAGTCAGGTGGAGACTCTGTCAAAAGCCCGGCCAGGATCTCCGGTCATGAGTATTGATGCTCAGGTGGAAGAAATGTGGGGAGACAGCAAGGATGATAAATGGAAAGCCGAAGAGATAAACCGGCTAAAGGCTGAACTTGGTATCATGGAAACAGAGGAACCAGGGCTAAATACGGGAGGGGTGAATATTCTTGAAAGTGAAGGTGATGAACCAGCTTTACAAAATGAGCCAGTCGGAGTACAAGGGGCTCCTGAAGATAGCAAGTGAGCAGATCACATTCGGCATTTACGCCATTGAGAAAAATAACTATGCAGAGCTGCGTTGTGATAGGTGCAATAGCGTTACCCAGCTGAAAGATCTCACCCGGCAGTTTAAGGTACAGGGATTTAAAGTTTTAGCAAATGGTAGGTGACCTTATGAACGAATATGATATCACTTCCGCGTTTGAAGCCATAGAGCAGGAATTGATTGCTTCAATGATCCGGAATATGAGCAGGCATCGGGCAGAAGAAACTAAAGAGGGTTATGACTGGTCCATGTGGCAGACAGAGCAGCTTAAGGCTCTGGAAAAATATAAGCTGGAAAACCAAAAAAAGTACGGCAAACAGTTTAAGAGCATAAATGCGCAGATCGGGGAACTTATCTGGCAGGCCAGACAGCAGGGCGGAATGAAACAGGAGGCGCAGATCCTCCGGGCCATCAAGAATGGCTTTAAAAGCTACAAGCCTGCTTCGGCGGCTATGCAGGCAGAATTCTTTAAACTGAATACCCGGAAGCTGGAAGCCCTGATCAAGGCGACCAGTAATGATATGCAGAAAGCAGAAACAGCAGTCTTGCGAATGGCGAATGACCAGTATCGTAAGGCTATTTTTAATGCTCAGGTGTATGCAAACTCCGGAGCCGGTACTTATGAAAAAGCAGTGGATATGGCTACAAAGGATATGCTTTCCCGTGGACTTAACTGTGTGGAGTATAAGAACGGCGCGCGCCATACTCTTTCTGATTATGCAGACATGGCAATCCGGACAGCCAGTAAGCGTGCCTACTTGCAGGGAGAGGGGGAGAAGCGTCAGGAATGGGGAATAAGTACCGTTATTATAAACAAGCGGGGAAACCCCTGTCCCAAGTGCCTTCCCTTTGTAGGAAAAGTTCTGATCGATGATGTGTGGAGTGGAGGCAAGGCGTCTGATAGTTCGTATCCCCTTATGAGCGCAGCCATTGCAAGAGGACTTTATCATCCAAGGTGCAAAGATAGTCACAGTACATACTTCCCAGGGATATCTACAGCGGATGATACCTGGACCAGAGAAGAATTACGATCAATAGAAAAATCTTATAAGCAGGAGCAGGATCAGAAATATGCCCATAGGCAAGCGGATAAGTTCGGGAGGTTGGCGGAGTATTCCTTAGATGAAGAAAATCAACAGCACTATAAAAGGAAAGCTAAACAGTGGAATCATATCAGGTTTAAAACCGGGGATATAGATAGTGATAAATATATGGAGTCAAAGAAGCCGCTGGCTAAATTTAAGGCAGTTCCTAAAGAACGCGTGGTAAATGTGCTTAGGAGGGAGTCTGAGACATGGGTTGATAGTCTTACAACAGAAGAAAAAGCTGCAATACAAAAATATACGTACAATTCCGGAGATAAAAGCCCTAATCGATTTTTTGAAAGGCTTAATGCTATGCTAAGAGGAGCCGATCAACCTAATGATAATCTTCTAAAATATGCAGATACTATTTCTAGTGCTATTAAAAAAAGTAGAATTAAACAGGATGTTATTTGTTTTAGAAATTTAGATATTAATCCGTATACCGATTATAGCATTGGAGATATATTTAGAGAGCCGCAATTTACCAGTACATCTGTTGTCTCCGGTAAAGCTCTTGATAAGAAATTTAAAATCACATTATATGTACCAAAAGGCAGCCCCGGTGCTTATATAGAAAAAATTAGTAGATTTCCGCAGCAAAGGGAATTGTTACTTGACAAAAATTGTTTGTTTAGAGTAATATCAAAGGGAAGCAATAGTATAGAGTTGGAGGTAATCCCATGAATAAAACTGATAAGGAAAAAGAGGCGTATGAGGCATATAAAGATAGAATTTCAATGCCGGCATGTCCTGTTAAGCTTACACCAAAGGAAATTGAAGAATTGAAAAAACAAGGAAGGATTTAATACCACCAGTCAGTAAATGGCCGGTGGTATTTTTATATCCAAAAGTTGCGATATCGCAACAGAAAGGCGGTGATCCGATTATCTCCCTTTGGGACGCAGGGTTATGCGTCTTATTTTTATGCCCGAAGGCGCTATAAACTACGGTGAGACACACTGTTACCAACTGTCCAGTGCAGACAGCACATGAAAAACTGTGATATGGAGACACCATTCAACTGTGAAAGGAGATTTTACTATGAGATTTGGAAGATTAACACCAATGTTTGAAGCTGATGGGGGTCAAGGAGGATCCGGAAGCGCTGCTGCAGGAGCAGGCCAGACCCAGCAGACCAGTACTGCTCAGCAGACAACGCAGACAGCGGCTCCGACTATTGACTATGACAAGATCGCTCAGATGGTGGCAGGAAAACAGACAGCCACAGAGGACAGTGTCCTGAAAGGCTATTTCAAACAGCAAGGACTCAGTCAGGAAGAAATGAATCAGGCAATTGCAACATTCAAGCAGCAGAAAGCCGCTTCCCAACCAGACGTAAGTGCTATGCAGACGCAGCTTGCACAGGCGCAGGCGGCAGCTCAGAAGGCAATGGTTGAAAATGCAGCGACTATGGCAGCAATCAGCCTGGGGCTTGACGTTAAGTCGATTCCTTACGTTCTTAAGATGGCTGATTTAAGTCAGGTCTTAAATCAGGACGGAAAGATCAATGATGAAACTATGAAAAATGCCTTAAATAAAGTGCTGGAAGATGTGCCGGCATTGAAACCGCAGCCAGGGCAGGCTTCCGGGTTTGTTCAGGTAGGAGCAGGCGGATCCGGACAGCAGCAGACCACAACTGATGATGCTTTAAAGAAAGCATTCGGACTTTAAGAAAGAGAGGAATTAACACATGGCAGTATATGATTATGCAACAACCTTTACGGATCTTCTTCAGCAAAAATATGCAAAAGAACTTTGCTCTGATGCACTGACCCAGAGCAATCCGCAGGTAAAGTTTTTAAACGCACAGACAATTAAATTACCCAGAATGACCGTATCTGGATATAAGGATCACACCAGGAGCGCAGGATTCAATTCCGGTACCCTTTCCAATGACTGGGAGCCTAAGAAATTAGAGCATGACCGCGATATTGAGTTCTTCGTAGATCCCATGGATATCGACGAAACGAACTTGACCTTATCGGTAGCTAATATCCAGAATACCTTTGAGACAGAGCAGGCTATCCCGGAAAAGGATTCCTATCGGTATTCTAAGCTTCATGCAGAACTGACTTCACTCTCTGGACGTATTGACACAACTGTGATTACAACCGCAAACTTCCTGGAGGCGTTTGACACAGAAATGGCGATCATGGACGAAGCCGGAGTACCGGAAGAAGGAAGGATCCTGTATGTGACCCCTTCCATGCGTAAGATCGTTAAGGAAGCAGAAGGCATTCAGCGCATGATGACCGTTACCACTCCTTCCACCATTAACCGGAAGGTACATTCCCTTGATGATGTAACAATTAAGATGGTACCGGCTGCCAGAATGAAAACCAAGTATGATTTTACAGATGGCTGCGTGGCCGCTTCTGATGCAAAGCAGATTAACTGGATCCTGATTCATACTTCCTGTGTGGTAGCTAGGGACAAATACAGCTACATCAAGCTGTTTACTCCTGGAACTGACAGCCGGACAGCAGACGGATACTTATATCAGAATCGTAACTACGGGGACTTGTTCCTGCTTGAAAAGAAGGTAGAAGGCTGTTCCATGAATATAGCAACCGTATAAGGAGGGAATGGCGCATGAAAGCAGCAAAAGGAAATAAAGAGTACACCATTGATGAAAGCCAGCAGAAGGCTTATCAGGACGGCGGCTTTGATATCAAGGACGATGACGGGAGTGTAATCGCCTACGGACGGGGAAAAACAGTCTCTTACGGGGATTACATGGCTGTGAAAGAGGAACTGGAAGAACTGAAAGCAAGTGGTGGAGAATTGGCAGACGATCAGGATGTAATTGATATTTTGAAAGCGCTTGCGAATGAAAAAGGCATTGATTTAGGAAAAGCTGCCACTGTATCTGTAATTGTCAAGAAGATCAAGGAGTTTAAGCCGGAAGGCGGTGAGTAAGATGGCTTATGTCCCTTATATCACACCGGAATATTACAAAGAAACATATAAAGGCAGCATGGTTCCTGATGATGATCTGGAAAAAGCACTCCGCCAAGCCAGCCGGCATATTGATTCCCTGACCTACAACCGCATTGTGGGCCGGGGATTTTCCAATTTGACCGAGTTTCAGCAGGAAGTCATTCGGGAAGTGGTATGTCTGCAGTCTGACTTTGAATATGAGAATGCTGACGAGATCAACACGATTCTGTCCAGTTACAGTATCAATGGGGTATCGGCTCAGTTTGGCAGCTCGTGGAACATATTTACCGATAAAGGTATCGCCATGAAGCGAGATGTATACTCCCAGCTGTCCCAGACTGGCTTATGCTGCCGATTAGCGAGGTGAGCCTATGAAATACCCATGTTTAGTGCCGAAACGGCTCTGTAAGACAGATATTCGTGTTCATTTGGAGAGTGAGGAACTCAATAACTTAAGTGAACCAAAATATACAGCTGATCTGGATTTAAAGTGTAATTTTCAGGATCGAGCAAAGACAATTCTCACAGCAGAAAAAAAGCTGGTCCAGATAACCGGTACGGCTATGCTTCCGGGTGATATCGCGCCAGACTTCCCAACCTTAAGCGGGGGTACCGTTACTGTATTTGGGGAAGAGAGGCGGATTGAGCAGGGAAGCAAGAACCGTAATCCGGACGGTACGGTAAACTTTTGCACCCTGGAGGTAATCTGATGCAGGTCAAATCTACAGTGAAAATGAATATGCCACGGATCCGTCAGCTGACGCAGGCGGCTGTAACAGCTCTGGAAATGACGGCAGAAGCGGTACATACCGAAGTTGTCCAGGCACAGGTTATGCCATTTGATACAGGTAATCTTCAAGGGGAAAGTTTCTTTACTGACTATTCCGATTCTTCCAAGGGAAAGGTGCAACTTGTGACCAGTACCCCCTATGCAAGGCGTTTGTACTTTCATCCTGAATATAATTTCCAGACTGACGAGAATCCCAACGCAAAGGGGCATTGGTATGAAGACTGGGAGCCAGAAGGAAGCAAAGCTGATTTTGCCCCAAATGCATATAAGAAATTTTATAAGAAAGTAGGTGGTGTGTGATGCTGTCTCTAAAAGATATCCGTCAGTACATATCCAGTTTGGATATTGCTGCAGATGACAATGTGTATATAGGAAAGCTGGATAACAAAAAGCAGAAATCTATAGGAGTTTATAGCCGCCCCACTTCCGGTCCGGTAAACGTCGCCATAGGTGGAATAGAATGCACCACCTACGATACCAAGCCCGTTTCCCTCCTGATTCATTGGAGCAAAAGCAAAGATGAGACAGAGAAAGCGGCTTATAATTTATTTGAGAAACTAAGAAGTGTAACCAGCCTCACCATAGGAGATACCTCTATCAATTACCTGCGTCTGATGGTTCCTGAACCGCAGGATGTAGGGACAGATGATAGCGGAGTATATGAGTATGTGATCTGGCTGGATTTTATTTATGAAAGGAACAGGTGAAATATATGTCGGAAGCAAAAGTATATCCGGTAAGTAACAACAAATTTAATGTGGGTTTAAATGGTAGCAAAACCAATATGGTCACAATTGCCAACCTTACAAACTTTGCTCCAAGTATTGAGGGCGGCGTGGAAGAATGGAACGCCATGGAGAGTGATGGCTGGGGAGATTCCATGATGACCAGCAAAAAGCTGTCATTCTCCTTTCAGGGAAAGCGAACCTATGGAGATCCCGGTAATGATTACGTTGCCGGTCTTGCGTGGAAATCAGGAAATGATGTGGTGGCACCGTTTGAATGGGAGATGCCTTCAGGGGCAAAAGTGACCTTTGATGCAATTATCAATGTAACCACTCCTGCCGGTGGAGACAGTACAGCGGTAGACGCTTTGGAGTTTGAAGTAAAGTGTAAGGGCAAGCCAATCTTCACAGAAGCAACAACCAGTTCAGGAGAATAAGGAGGATATGATAGATGGCAAAAGTAATTGATATTACAGAGAAACTGACCTTTGAGGGGAATCCCTCTTTGCGGATCAAAGGAAAGATATTAGAGGTGAACGCAGATGCTCCTACCATGCTAAAAGTCATGGGACTGATGAGTACTGATGCACCTGGAATGGATGAAATCTTAAAGGCCTATGACATGATGTTCCCGGAGAAATCCCAGAAGGAAATTGAGAAGTTAAAACTTAATTTTAATGATCTGGTTGTGGTGATAAAAGAGGGTATCAATCTGATTACAGGAGACACAGCCAGCCAGGGAGAGCAGTGACCCGTACTACGATCTATTTGAGGACTGGGATTTAATTATTTCCAGCTTCCTTTCGCAGTACGGGTTGAGAATACGTACCAAAGAATTTGAATCGGTGAGCTGGGATGAGTTTAAATCCCTGCTTTCCGGAATTGATCCAGAAACACCTCTGGGGAGAATTGTATCGATACGGTCTGAAACGGACCGGAATGTAATCAAGCACTTTAACAAGGATCAGAAGCGTATTCACAATGCGTGGAGAAACCGGAAAGCAGAGTCCATGGCTTCGGCAACCTATGACCAGGAAATGAAAGCCCTGGAGCATATGTTTGCACAGCTGTGCAGATAGGAGGTGAATAGTTTATGGCTGACAGTGTAGGACAGATCGGACTAGATCTTGTTGTAAATAAAAATGATTTTAGCAAGCAGATGTCTGGCATTCAAGGTCTTGCTGCAAAGGCGGGAAAGGCTCTGGCTGCCGCTTTTGCTATAAAAAAGATTATTGATTTTGGAAAGAGTGCAATTGAACTGGGGTCCGATCTGACTGAGGTTCAAAACGTTGTAGATGTAACCTTTCCTAAGATGTCAAAACAAGTAGATGCCTTTGCTAAAAACGCAGCGCTTTCCTTCGGTCTGTCCGAAACAATGGCCAAGAAATTTACGGGTACGTTTGGAGCCATGGCAAAGGCTTTCGGGTTTTCGGAAAGTGCAGCCTATGATATGTCCACCACTCTGACCGGTCTGGCCGGTGACGTAGCATCCTTTTACAACCTCTCCCAGGACGAAGCATACACAAAGCTGAAATCTGTATTCACAGGTGAAACAGAGACTTTAAAAGACTTGGGTATTGTCATGACCCAGAGTGCACTTGATAGTTATGCTCTCGCCAATGGATATGGGAAAGTAACTGCTAAAATGTCCGAGGCTGAAAAGGTAGCCCTGCGATATCATTTCGTGCAGGATCGATTGACCCTAGCTTCCGGGGATTTTATCCGGACCAGTGGCAGCTGGGCCAATCAGGTTAAAATTTTGAAATTGCAATTTGATTCCTTAAAAGCGACTATTGGTCAAGGGCTTATTAATGTACTTACCCCGGTTATCAAGGTAATAAATACCATAATTTGGAAGATAAACAGTCTTGCTGAGGCTTTTAAATCCTTTAAGGAGTTAATATCCGGAAAGAAAAGTGACGCAGCTGCGGGCGTGGAAGCAGTTGCAGATGCAGCCGATAATGCTTCCGGTGCAGTGAGCGGAACCGGGGCAGCTGCCAAGAAAGCCGGCAAAGATATCAAGGGAATGTCAACCGGGATTGATGAATTAAATATTATCAGTGCGGATACCGGCAGCGATAGTGATAGTAGCGGATCGGGTGCAGCTGGTGGGTACTCTACGGAGGAATCAGGCGAAAATCAGCAGGATGATTCTGGTACAGAGAAGGCAATTAATAAATACCAGGCTTTGATTGACCGGGCAAGGGAACTTGCCAGTCAGTTTAAAGGTGGATTTAATATTGCTTTTGGTGATACTTCGGTACTGGATAGTATTCAGAGTTCCGTCAAGGGAATCGGAGAAAGCCTGAAAGAGATTTTTACGGATTCTGCGGTTTTAGCTTCTGCGGAGGATTTTGGAAACCGGATTGCTCTTAATCTTGGAAAATCAGCCGGAAGCATGGCTTCTATAGGTGCTACACTTGCAGATAATTTACTAGGCGGAATTAGCAAGTTTTTAGAACAGAATAGTCAAAGGATTAAGGATTATCTGGTATCCATGTTTAACATCGGCGGGGAAATGGCTGATATAGCCGGCAATTTCAATACTGCTTTTGCGGAAATATTTTCCGCGTTTCGGAGCGATAGTGCAAAGCAGATCACCGCGGATGTTATAGGTATCTTTTCAAGCGCCTTTATGGGCGTGACTGAGCTGGTCGGTAAATACAGTAGAGACATAATAGATGTTA